TTACCTGGTATCAACTGCATGATCACTTCACCCAGGCCCGAGTTCTTCATATCGGTGTCTGTAACTGTAGTTCCTTCTTTAGCCTTACTTACTACATTTTTCAATCTCATTATTTCTTTTCTATATTCGTAGGCTTCTTCTTTCTTACTATCTGCTAAATACTTAATATCATTCTCAAAGTCTTTGATACGTTGCCTAGAGTGTTTATTGACAGTTGACTTACTCCTAGCAATAAACACGGCACACAAACCACCACATAAACTTGCCACCAAGATAAGTGCCGCTGATAAAATTTCGATTTCCAACCCATAAATATAAAATAATTAGTATGATCTAAGTGTTATTATTACTTCAAAAGGTACTAAAAAGGTCAAAAAAGGTATAACGAAGCTCGAAAAAGCTAACAAAAACCTACAATAAACTACCCATGGTTATTACTTCTATCCTAATAAAATTCAAAGTATGCTGTGGAAAGCGGTGGTGGGGGAACTAGCGGTGGCTGTTGGTGTCCAACAGGTGTATTTTGAGTGCTGACCTGTTGGTTAAATCAAATTGTGTGCGTGTACAGTGTTAAATACTTCTTTGGTGACTTAGAATAGAAATGACTAGAACAGGGGGTGATAAAGACTGGATTATCTAACAGCACCATCAAAGATCGCAAAAGAATCAGGAAGAAATCTTGGAAAAATTAAGACCCGATTATGGATTAGTAATGATATGTCAATGTGGGCCTTACTTGAACAGATACGAAGTGAAAAAGGATTCAAGGATGCAAACGAAGCCGTATACTATTGTGTCTATGAAGTTGGTAAGAACATGGGTCTAGAAACAGGATGAACGATGTAGGAATATTGAGAAATATTCAAACTGGTGATTTAGCAATACAGCATGAAGTTGTATCACAGCACCCACCCGATCACCATTGTTTCAAATGTGGCAAGTTCAAAAAGAAAAATACAAACTCTATCTACTGTTTCAAATGTCTTGGAGTTTGAAATGTTTTAACTCTACTTGCAAGTGTCCCAATATTGAATTGGAAAGAGTTTTGAAAGTTCGTTGTAAGAATTGTCATTGTTCAATAATTTACGACATTGAGAAGCTCAGCCCGATTGAAACATTTGAACAGATTAATCTCTATAAGCAAAGGTGGAAAATTAAGACCTAGAAATTAACCTCTATCAACAAAACACTTGATAAACTTCAAAACTGAGATTTGAAGTTTAATCCACATTTTTTTAAGTACGTTTAACACCATACAAAAAAATGTTTGAGCCGATTCTAAAATTGCTAGCATCAGAAAAGTAAAAGTCGAGGCTGCTGAGTGCGGTTTGAAAATTATTATTGAATATTGAGGTTATCTGTTCTGTATTGGCTGGCGTGCCACCTTGTGCCCACATTGATGTGTTAGACCAGTTCCAACGAAAAGTATTATTGGGATTTTGTGCTGATAATTCAAACGTCATAGTCGTTTCACACGTTTCTGTACTTGACGGGGGGCAAACATTAGAAGTGCAAATCAAACCACTTGTGGCTAGTCCACTGGTAGTGGCCGATAAAACACCGCCAGTGTTTAAGATCATGTTGGTAACGTAAACCGCAGCAGACGAACTATTTATTCTGAATCTTAAATCAGGAGTGGCTGCGCTGTTATCATTTGAAAAGCCACCTGTAACAATAAACGCTGTATAATTTGAAATATTCCAGGTTCCAGTTAATGTTACATTGGCTGCTGCTGCTACCAATGTGGTGCTTCCTAACAATTCAAGTGAACCTGTTAAATCTGTGGGACTATGCCATTCAACGGCCGTACCTGCACCGTTAACCCTAGGTATTTCAGCAGGATTTCCGATTAAAAGTTCCTGGAGATGCACACCATCACTCTGCGTTAAGGATCCTGCGGACATATCACCTTGTGTGACATTCTTAAAATCTAAATTTCCTCCATCCTGTACAACGGTTGAGTCATGAGTATGTGGCTTTAAAATATTGGAACCGCCACCAGAAAAGCCCATTAACTTAACCTCTTTCCGTAGCAGTTCTGAATCTTTGTGCTTCTGTTGAAAGATACATTGGTGTAACTTGACTTAACACATGAACTGCACCAGCAGCACCAGCAACAATTTGAACACGCACAATGTTCTGATCGTTTATGTTTTGATCTGCACCAGCACTTAATGAAACTAAGGGTTGACCATTAACAGAAAATTGACAGGGGTTTACGCTGTCTTGATTTTTTATGGCAACTGCAATAGCGATAGCTCGGTATTGGCTTGGATATTCAATTGTAATTGTTGCACCTGCTGCGATAATATCAGCAACATAAGTAGAAACTGCTGTTGGGTCTTTTGGCATAACATTGACAACATAACCTAGAATAGTTTGTGGCATTAAAGCCTCCTAAAACAAATTCGAATATTTCATCAAAAATGAATATTGTGCGATTCCGCCACCAGTAACCACTTGTCCTGATTGCCAGGATAATTGTTTACCGCCAGCTTGACCGCCAACTGTAACACCGATAGGCCCGAACACAACCCGTCCTGCACTTGCTGCACTGGATGCTACTGAAAAGTTGGTAACTCCTGATTGAATACCGTTAACTAGAACATTAGTCTCATATGCGGCTGCACCTGGAGGATCTGGATTATTTACACAATCTAAAATTGTATTACTTCGATTAAGTTGTTGAATTGTTAAACCTGTTACATCATCAGTTGAAGGTGTAAAAACATTAAGCGCTGCACCAGTTGTCGTATAAGATCTCATAAGTGGAACTGCCATTATAGACTGTCCACCTGTACGTTACCTTCTGATGTTGGACCTGTAAATGATGTCATACTATTACCCACTACTTCGGTGACTACTGCACCAACTGCTGCTTCTGCACCACCAACAGCATAACTAGCTACTGGTAAAGCAATTTTTCCGATCGCTGATTCCATTACTTGAGGTGCAAATCTGTTTAATACTATACCACCTATGGTAACTATTCCAGCACCAGCCAGAACTTTAGCCAACCATTTGGGTATTTTTGCTTTAAATGCCACGTATTGAGATCTCAATCCTAGATCTTAAATGTTTCTAAATTCGAGTTTAGAAACATATATGATCAAGTATGTTAAGTTAAAACATGGGTCTTTTAGGGAAAATACTCCCAATTGCTGCAGTAGGTGCTGCGATTCTCTTTTTAGGTAATATATTTAGCAGACCTGGTGAAGCATCTGCATCTGCGGGTGCATTAGGTGAAACAGGATCCGCTATTGGTAATGTATTATCTAGTATTGGTTCTGGTGCTGCTGATTTAGGAATGGGACTGGGTGAAGGTGGTGTTGGTCTTTTTAAACCATTTTGGGAGGTTAAGAATTTAATGGCTATGGTTCCAGTAGTTTATGATGCTAATGTTGTGGGTGCTGCTAACAGTAGTGCAGTAGCACAAAGTCAAGGTGAAACTGTTAGAAATGTAAGTAGGCCCTCTTCTTCAACAATTACCTGGTCGGGCGGAACTACTGCAACAGTGCCATCATTAAGTGCAGCAGCTAGGTCGTATTATTCTGCTAGAGGGGTTTCTGTTACTTGAAGAAAGGTTCAAAGGCTGCTAAAGCCTGGGGCGCAAAAATGCGCAGACTAAGAGGGACCAAAAAAAAGACTAAACGAAAATCTACAACAAGAAAAAGAAAACGAAGTACGCGAAAAGGTGGTGTACGAAAAACAGCACGTAGAGCCTATAAACGTGTGAAAAAGCGTGTTTCTAGGCGTAAAAAATCGTCTGACCCTTGGAAGTTCTAATGGCTGATGACGATTACGTTTGTTCTAAGTGTAAAAAGAAAATGAAAAAGAAAGTAGACTTGAAAGATTATGAAATGGTCTCCTGGCGCAATTGGTAATTATATCCAAATGTATTTCTCACCGTGACAGGTGGGGCAATCTTCAAATGTATTGTAAATTGGGTCAAGTTTATTTGAGTTAGTCTGAAAATCAACTGTTCGAATAACGCCGTGTGGGTGACCGTCTACAGTATCAGCACAAGTTTTACAGGGTTTGTATTGCTTGAGGTTCACTTCCAGGTTCGGTCTGCTTATTACTGGTTGTGTTAGCGGATTTGATTTTCTCATATACCTTATCTAATAACGATGGGTCATTCTTAATTGCTTGCTCAACTTGAGGAACCAGGAAGGATGCAGCCTTGCGATATTTACCTGGTATCAACTGCATGATCACTTCACCCAGGCCCGAGTTCTTCATATCGGTGTCTGTAACTGTAGTTCCTTCTTTAGCCTTACTTACTACATTTTTCAATCTCATTATTTCTTTTCTATATTCGTAGGCTTCTTCTTTC